GATGTTGCAGCCAGATCTGTTTTTGATTTTATTTTAAGAAAAAATGGCCATACTTTAGGATTTATAGGCTCGGAAACGAACAGAGAACACACAACAATAATCAACTCTTTAAAAATATATGAAGGGTTTTCTAAAGATGTTTCATATAAAGACTTATATTTAGAAATAAAAAACGAATGGGAGACTTTTATAAACAATTTTAAAATTTAAAAAAATGAGAAATATTAAAAGATTACTAAAAAGAATTCACACAGAATTAGAGCTTTTGGCTTTAGCGTTAAGAGAAATTAAGTAATTCCAAAGTTATCTGACCTTAAAGAGTCTGGAGCTATTGAGCAGGATGCAGATATAGTGACATTTCTGTATAGACATGAATACTACTATCCAGACTCACCATTGGCTGTTTGAGAAGGGAGCTAATGCAGAATTCTCTTTTGCTAAATACAGAGAGGGTTCCCTTGAATATGCAAATAATATCCCTAAGATGAATCCAAACGATTATGAAAACTTCTACGATGCCTAACAAACAAAAAAATATAAAAAGACCTTGGGTTCAAGAACGTGTGAGCTACTCTCGCAGGAGTAACGATAATAGTAAGTTCTATAACTCACACACTTGGAGAAAGTTAAGAAAGAGATTCATTGAAACAAATCCTAACTGCAAGAAGTGTGAAGATGAAATGATTGTAACAGAGGGCAAATATGTAGATCATATTCAAAGAATTGAAGATGGCGGAGCCAAACTAGATGAAAATAACTTACAAACATTGTGCAAATGGCACCACGATAGTAAGTCTGGAAAAGAAGCTCATGGTTACAAAGAAACCAAGGGGCATAGGGGTCAAAACACCAAAACATAAAATTGTATATACATCGCCACTTATGAAGAATTTTACTGATTGTAAATTTTAAAGGGGGGGCTAAAGCATTAGATATGAAAACAGTACACAAAGGAGAAGCTTCTGAATTGATTGAATCAATTCCTAAGGCACCAGTTTATTTAGATACAAATGCCCAAAAGCATTTTAAAAACTTTTCTAAGATTTTGATCTCAAATGATTCTTTAAAACGCATTCATGTTCCTGCAGTCGAGATACTGGCAGAAAACTTTTCACAATGGGAATGGTCTGTAAGACAAATAAGAGCTAAGAACAAAGAAAAGAAAGGATCTGGATATGTCCAGAGGTATAATTCTGGTGCCGAAAATATATCTGTGTATTTGACTATAAAACGTGATGCTGAAAAAGCGATCATGCAGTGCTTTAAGCAATTTGGTATAGATCCTAAATCTGAAAAAGAATTAAAGCAAACAGTAGATCCAGCTCAGGGTGATCTATTTGAAGAATTTGGAAAACTTAAAAAATCATAATCGATGCATCTAACTGATGACATGCTACATTCTGTGCCATTTCAATATGCAGAAGATGTTCGATCTGGAAAGCTCACGGTGGGTAAAACCATTAAGCAAGCAGTCAACAGATTTTACAAGTGGATTGATGAAAGTGATCAGTCTGGTTTTACATAGATCATTCTGCAGGGATGCATATTATAAAATTCTTTAAAGAATTTCTAATCCATACCAAGGCGAAAAGGGCAAATTGAAAGAGTCATTTATTCTAGAACCTTGGCAGCAGTTACTCTTTATAATATTTAGGATGGAAGGACCAGCCCGGGAATAGAAGAATAAAAACAGTCTATGAAAAAGTGGCCAGAAAAAATGGTAAGACAGCAACGTTGGCTGGTGTAGGTCTTTATTTTTTATGCTTCGATGATGAAGCTTCACCAGAAATATACGCTGGAGCAACAAAAGAAGACCAGGCTAAAATAGTTTGGCAACAAGCTTATGACTTTGTAAAAAAATCTATAGCGCTTAGATCTGGAGGTGTGCAAAATACACAGCGTGAAATAAGATATCCATCTGCCATGGGTAAATTTAAATTTCTTGGTGGTGACTCCAAATCACAGGATGGATTAAATCCTTCACTTGCGATCATAGATGAATACCATGCTCACAAGGACGACAGCATTAGAGAGGTTTTGGAATCTGCAATGGGGGCTAGAAAAAATCCTTTGTTTTATATAATTACTACTGCAGGATTCAACATGCAATCTGCCTGCAAGGAAGCTGAAGATGTTTACAAAGAAATTTTGAGTGGGATAAAAGATGATGATCACACTTTTATAATGATACATGACCTGGATGATAACGATGATTGGGAGGATGAAACAAATTGGATAAAAGCAAATCCAAATTTAAATGTATCTGTATCTATTTCACATCTAAAATCTGAGTATAAAAAGGCAATTAACCAATCTAGTAAAATACCAAACTTTAAAACAAAGCACCTTAATATGTGGGTAGACGCTGCAGATGTTAGAATTCCTGAAAGTATCTGGGATAAATGTTCGGGGAAAATAAGAATGAAAAATTTTATTGAGCATGGATGTGCCGGCGCCTTGGACCTAAGTTCTACAATAGATCTATCTGCTATAGTTTTTGTAAGCAATCCAGACGAAGATGGGATAAGAGATTTACTGCCTATGCTGTTTTGTCCATTGGATACTGTGGAAAAAAAGATCTTCTGAAGATAGAGTTCCTTACAAATTTTGGAAAAATCAAACCCTTAAAAAATACATCGATCTAAAAGGTTTTAATGATGTAAGTAGTTTTTTTGAAAAGCAGCCCATCCTTCAGGCGACACCAGGTAACCAAATTGACTATGAGAATTTACAAAGCATTGTAGCGTTTTGCTGGGATGTGCTTCACCCAAAATGGTATGAATACGATTCGTGGCAAGCTACTCAACTGGTACAGAATCTAACAGCTAGAGAAATAGAGATGCATCCATTTCCACAGACTACAGCTCACTTTTCTTTTCCAACAAAAGAATTTGAAACGCTTATTTATTCTGAAAAAATAAGACACGGTGGCCATCCAATTTTAAAATGGATGATATCTGGTTGCGTAGCTTATCAAGATCCAAACGAAAATATACGCTATGCAAAAAACAAATCGACCAAAAGAATAGATGGCATCATTGCATCTGTAATGGCTCTAGCAGGAACCATGACACCAGAGGATAATAACGAATCTCAATACAATAACACCGATCCAAATGAAATCACATTCTGAATTAGAAACTGAAAATCAACTAATTAAAAAGCTGGCCACTAACGTAGGATTTTACAACTACTTTTTTGAAATGCTAAAAACCTCTAAAACAAATACTTGAAGCCTTTAACCGGGCAAATGATCAATACTTTGAATTTTTTGGGGAGTACAAATACTCATGTTACAGAAGTTTTAGCAATGTGAACAAGAGAAAAAACAACAAGAAATGAAAAAAGACCTCAAATTTATATTTATAGTCATACTTACTTTTGCTTTCCCATTGGCGACTTCTACCCTACTCGATCTTAAATGGATCAACGACCACTGGATAAGAATTTTACTTATAATAATTCTGATGGCTTTTGAAATTGCAGTATGCATTTTTATACTAAAGAAAAACTAAAGAAATGAGAAAAATAAAATTTAGATTTTGGGATGTAACATTAAAAAAAATGTGTTTTAGAAAACCACTAACCTATGATTTTTCGGTAAAAGATATCATCCCATTGCAATCAATTGGACGTAAAGATAAAAACGGAATTGAAATATTTGAAGCTGATTACCTTGTCGATTACTATCCTATTGATGAAGAGGATTTAAGTTTAGGGTACAATGAAAGTCTTTTGCCTGTTGTTTGGTGCGAAGATACTTTAAGCTGGTGCATCGATGCTTCGTTTAAAAAAGATGGAAGTTTTTTAACCTCACTCGTTGAATATTTTGGTGAGCATTTGGAGGTCAAAGGCAATGTTTATGAAAATGAAACTAAAAAATATAATGGAAGATAAATTGAAACAACAGATTGAAGAATGGCAAACCAAGTGGCAACATTTACAAGGCTTAATTGACGATAAGATAAAAGCCGAAGATTACAACGGTGCTTTTAGGATGCAAACAGTTGCCACAACATTAAAAGGATGTATAAGAGATGCTTATGCCATTATTGAACCACAAGAGCAGTAGGCTTATTACCCACAACGACCCAGCTAAAAAGCGTACGCCTTTAGGCTATGATTTTTTAGCGTTTGTTAGCCATCTGGTGCGGTCAATTTAACGAGAATTTAATTATGGAAAAGAAGATATTAGATGCGACTTGTGGAAGTAAATGATGTGGTTTGATAAACAAACCCCAATACTATATATGCCGATAAGCGTACCGAAAAGCATATCCTTTGCGATGGGCGAACTCTTGAAATCTCGCCTGACATTGAAATTGATTTTACCGATATGCCTTTTGTAAGATGATAAATT